AAATTATGATTATGCTGGTGCATTGGATCAAGTTTTTATTAGTATTGGTGGCTCAAATAATTATTATTTTGATAATGTTAACTATACTCTTGAGTATAATGTGGTTACTTCTACTGTTGAAACTTGGTTACAAGCTGTCGCACAAGAACAGGAAATAAATACAGCTATAGATCTTATAGATGACTACCAATCAATAGAATCATTTGACCAGGTGGTAGTAGATTTACCTGTAATGCCAGAGATAGTAGAGTCTTTCACAGAAGTCACACCTTTTGATGAGCCTATGCAATTAGAACCTATGTTTAATGAGCCTGCTAATTTTGAAACAGAGATAGTTACAATGGAAACAGTAGCAGAAGACATACAAGAAGTTATTAATATGCCAGACATTCCTATTGAACAACCAGAACCTGAGCCAGTAGAGCCTGTAGAAGAGGTTACAGTTGAAACAGAAGTAACTGAGGTTGAAACACAAGCAGAAGAACCAAAGGCAAATGTAGAGCCTGTTAAAGAGGAAGTTAAAGAAGATGCTAAAGAAGAATCTAAACCAGAAGAGAAGGAAGTTGCAGAGAATAAGACTAAGAAAGAAGAAATTCAAGACACAAAAATAGAAAGTAAAGCTACTAAACAACAAGAAGCTAAAGAAGAAAAAGCAAAATCAATCATGCAAAGTTTTGATTCTAACTATGATGCAGTTGCACAACTCACAACATTAGCTTTAGTAAATGCTCTTGGTGCAGACATTAAAACCTATCAAAATATTCCAACACAACCACAACCTACATGGTATGTAGAAGAAGAACTCTATGGTAATCAAGTTATGTATGATCCATTAGGAAATTATTTTGGAATTAAAGATAACTTAATGTACGATCAAATGATTGGAGAACAGTATGAATGATGTTGCAACCAAAGCATTAATAGAAATAGAAAAGCATACATCTGAATGTACTATGTATCGTTTAGGAGTAAACGCTAGACTTAAAAGATTAGAAAGAATTATCTATGCTTTCATGGGTTTTGTAGTAGCAGATAACTTTGAATTATTTTCTGTCATTAAAGGATTTGCACAATGAGTGAAGTAGAATTTGCAGGTGTAAAGTTTAAAGGTGGCCGTATGTTAGGAATAATACTGGCTCTTAGTACGTTAGTAGGTGGTGCTTACGGAGGATTTGAAGTGTATAAAGATTACATGGATATGAAAGAAGTTATAAAAAATTATGAACCACCTGATTTGTCTAGGCTAGATGTGTTTGCTGAACGCACAGCCAACCTAGAAGATAAACTTAATAGTAAGATAAGTAACATGGAAAGATTATTACAATCAGAAATTAGTACAACTATGGAACTGGTTGGCTCTGCTCAACGTGACGCTAGAGATATACGCAATCAGTTAACCAAAGACATGACTGACTTACTTGCACAAATATCTGCTGTTGATAAAAGAAGTAGGCAATCAGACGTAGATACTAGAGGTTCTATTCGTACATCTGAATCAGATATCCGTTCATTAATACAACATGCCGAAGACAGATTTGATTCTAAACGTACAGCTATTGAGTCTGATGCTACCAGAAGAAGCGAAGTAATAGATTTAAAACTAAAAGATTTAGAAGAAAGATTACGTAAAATGCTGGAGCGTGCTTTGAACAACCCCTTGACAGGTGGTTAGTTTTACTTACAATTAATTTTATTATTAATTATAATAGGAAATATTATGGAAACAGAATCAGTCGGACTAATAGCTAGTATTATTGCAGGATATCCTACATGGTTAACAGCTATCATTTCTCTAATTTCTGGAGCAACTGCTCTAACTGCTTTGACTCCCACCAAAGTAGATAACAAAATATTAGGTGGCACACTAAAAGTTTTAAACTTAGTAGCTGGTAATATTGGTAAAAACAAAAACGCAGACGATAAATAATGGGAATCTTATCTTCCTTTTCTACTATACTTAGTGTGTTTACTAAGATAGCTGGTTACTTTATAGTAAAGAAAAGTGTTGAAAGAGATATAATGAAAGATCAATTAGATGATATACATACTGCCAAGATGGTTAAAGAACATGTTAATTCTACCAGCAATAAGTCTACTCGTAGCAAGTTGCGGAGCAAGTATATCAGGAAATAATTACTGCAATATCGCATCACCTATCTTACTAGAAGAAGGTGATGTTGATATTATAAGTGATAACCTATCCAAAGATTTGTTAATACATAATTCTGTATACGATAAATTATGTCTTGACTAAACGTAATACAGGTTTCTTTTTTATTTTTGTAACTTGTTCTTCTTGCATAAAGTTTTCAAAATAATTTTCTAATCTGAGTATAGTTTTTTCTTGGACATTCTTTGATCCTTTCTCTAACTCAATCAAAGTATTACGAGATATCCCAGTCTTATTGCTTAAATCTAACAAGCTATAAGACTGAGCTTCTCTATGTCTTTTTAAAACTTCAGACCAATTACTAAAATGGTATGTCATCTAAAGGTATCTCGTCATCTGCCATAGGTGTTGAAACTTTTTGTTGAGCATATGGATCTGCATTAGATTTTTTCTCACACAATTCTACTGCGCTATCAAAGTTACCTACAACTATACTGGTATACCACTTATCATCATTACCTTTATTGTACTGTACTTCTCCTGCAACAAAAACAATCATACCTTTCTTTATATACTTCATAATAAAGTCTGTCTTCTTATCATCAAATACTGTGATGTTGTGGTGTTGAGGTTTAGATTTTTCACCCCATCCAGAGTTAGTTGTTACACCCATTTTACACCATCCATTATTAGATGCTATAGTTTCTGGATCTCTTGTCATGTGTCCTAGTATTGTTATTCTATTGTAAGTTCGCATCTTCTAGCTCCTTCTTTTTTTTATCGAATTGTTGTTTTAAAATTTTTTGGTGTTCAATAGATACTGAGTTAATCTTATGTTGGTTGTCATCCCATAGATATGTTAATCCATCTACTGTTCTTGCTCCTTCCATTTTAGATTGAAAACTTTCTGCTTTAGGTTTAGGAGCAGGTGCAACAGCAGTATTACCATCATCATCTTCACCACACATACCCAACATAGATTGTAATCCATATCTTCTTGCGTATGTTATAGCACTACCTAATTTTTGTGCATCATTCTGATCTTTTAATTTTAACGGCACACCTCCATCTTCTAAGAATGCACCTGACTTATGTATAATTCTAGTTACTAATACTGTATCTGTTTCACGTGAAACATTTAGTTGCATTACAGCTAGGTCATACTTAGCTAAAGTGTCTGATGCTATTGCTAGTGTATCTTCTAATGTTGCATACTTACTTTTAAAGAATGGATTCTTTGCAATCTTCTTTGGGTTAGCCATCTCTGCTAATGCTTGTACTAGACTAGAGTACAAGGCTGTGTCATCTTTACTCATACTTCACCTTCTTTCTTTTTTCTTAGGGTTATTGATTTCTTTCCACTAGTAGCTACCCACTTAGATGTTTCTGTTGTACATTTACTAGCGTCTTTAGGTACTAAAGCTTTAAGTTCTTTCTTTGCGTCATTAAATATATCTACTGCTCCTGTTGTTTGATCTAGTCTATCGCATATGCTATCCCATTCTGTATCTTTCATGTCGTAATCTTTTTTGTTATCTATATATATATCATCTACTAAATCATGATGTGGTGTCATGTAGTTGTCGCCTTCTATATAAGGATTACGGTGTTGAACTCTATCCCAGAACTCACAACACAATCCATTTAACTCCTCTTGATATACAGCATTAGATTCTATCTCATGTACTATAGGCTCTGCATTACCTCTTATAATAGACAGCCAGCAAGACTTAACATTTATGTGCATCATATAAAATTGTAACTGTGGCATGTAAGAAGTAATTTTATCTTTAATAGTACCGAAAGGATTAGTGTGTTTACATTCTAAAAATGTAGTACGTTCTCCATAACTGTTAAGAACAATGCCATCTGTATGACAGAAGAAAGGATAGAGATCTGGTGTTACTGCAAAAGCATTACTGTAACAACCTCCTCTTAATACTTTATAGTCTTGTCGTTTTTCAAACCATTTAATATTTAATTCTTCTGATAAGATACCCATCTGTACTGGGAAAACATCTGACAGGTCTTCACTTTTTACATCTTTATTAATAGTACCTTTAGTATTATATAATTTATTTAGTTCTTCTGGATTGTTTCTCCATATTATATTGGCATCACTACCACCAATACCCATGTGTCTTTTGTCCATCATACTAAAATTTAATTCAACGTGCCTCATATTAGATTCCTCTTTTATTAATTTATTCATACGTCTAAATCTACCCATAACTATTCTCCTTATGTAGATATATTGTACTGCATTATTGCAATTAGATCAAGTGTTTATTGTGCTTGCCCTTCAATTAAGCAGGGGAGATATAATCAAAGGGCAAGACTTTAGCTTAAATTATGGGACACTTTCTTTAAGCTAATTAGATAACGCAAGCCAGAAGTTTTGTCATGATTGATAGCTTCCATGAACACTGCTGGTGGTGGGAACTTAGCATACTTCCATGTAAGAGTCACACCTGAACATGCGTGTTTAAATAACGGAGAGGGTATGTCTTCTAAGGCTCTGACTAATAGATCTAAACCTAAACCAATAGGTAGTTCTACTTGAAACAATTTAGCTAACACATCTAACGCAGACAAGATTGCTTTCTTAGGAGGTGGTGCTAAATCTAATTTAATCTTATCAATCATGTCATCTATCTTATCTTTAAAGGCAATGCATTCATGATCTTTCTTATTCAATACTTTTAATTGATGAGGAAACACCTTGAAGATTGTGTCTATCTGAATAATCTCGTAGTCTTCTATCGTTAGATTCAGCCATGCTGGAGCTCTTACTACTGTTCCTTCTCGTTGAAACAGAGCTGTCCATCTTGTTAGATTTTCTAATCCAGAAACGGAAGGCGGCATCCCAGTCACTCCGTACGTCACCTGTTGAGATGTAATAATCTCTAAACTGTTTGACTTCATAATCATAATCTATCTCCCTAAATTGTTGATTAATATATTTCTTAGTATCTTTAAGTGGTACATACCCAGTAGGTATGCGTCGTTTAGTAGCAGGTGGAGATGACTTTACTATCTTGCCTGTGTTCTGCATGGTAGTAAAGATCTCACCTTCTATGTCTAACCAATACTGTTGTTCAGCATAAGTTAAATTAGTAAAACTATTTTGGAATCCTTCAGATAAATAATAACAACTACTTCTGTCGCAGTTTAATATTCTAGCTAATAATAGATCAGTCATGCTTGTATTTCTTTTCATTATCCAACAGATAAACATTCTTATCTGCAACATATCTGTATCACTACGTCTGGCTGATAAAATTTTTTTCTCTGTTAGATGGTACGTTGTAGTTATGTGTCCAATAACACCAAGATAAAAAGCTAAGTTACTACAATGCTCAGTAAGATCTATCTTGCTAGGTTGAAAGTCATCTGTATGTACTATAGGTTTATTAATTTTTATCTTGCTTAACGGTTGTTTGGTATAATGTTCTCCCATTTTTCTATGTCCCTGCTTGGTATTTCAATTATCTTTATCCCATATAAAGACTCTACTAATTTTTTTTTAATCTTATAGATGTCAGTTACTTGGCCCTTAACATCTTCAACTATCTTGTTACCTAACGCACCATTAGTTAATACAGTATCGTAACTAAAGTCTGCTCTATACTCACACACCTTTACATTGTTAACCATACATGGAAACTTAGGTTGTAATATTAAATTCATTATCTCTTCATTATCTCTTAGTATTATTAATTGTTTAAACCTTTCACCTTCTGCTTTGCTATGGAAGAAAGTTTTCTTACCATCAAATGTTAAGTACAATCCTTGTGCATTATATTTATTACGTTTTAATTTTGGCTTAGGCATACTATACTTCCTTTGATTTAATTATTATTTCTACATCTAATACTTCAGTCCAGCAAACCAACATAAAGAATGAAGGTACTCTATCACCACACTCCCACTTACTTACTAACCCATCAGCACAACCTATAATATAATCTACTTGTGCTTGGGTATAGCCTTGTAACTTACGTGCATCTACCATTGCATCTACTATTTTTTTATAAGCTTTGTTATTTATTGGTGTAACATTACTGTTCATTCAGCCAGTCCCAAACTTTCTTAGCTGTGTCTTCTCTAAGAGTTGTTTGTTTTGTAACTAACCTATGATAGGTACTGTCTTGCACACCACATACTTTAAAAGCATAACGCAATTTAATTTTTTTTATAGATGCAAGCTCTCTTAATTGTTCTTCATACGTAATCATGTTTGCAACTATGCTTGTTTTTATTTTAGCTGTCTAGTTTTCTTTCATGTTTCTGAAAATTTCTTTTAGTTACAATCCACCAATCATTTTTATCTATCATGTTATTACAATGATTACATTGTAATGCAGACCAGGCAAAATGGTATACAAATGAGGAACTATAACAATCTGGACACTTTATATTTCTACCATTACCTGCTCTTGTCTTACCATTTACTTTAAATAATGTTATGCTTACATCTTCATGCTCTATCTCTAGTATTTCTATCATCTTATAACCCCATCTCTGTTATTAAAAATTCAAATGCTTTACTTGCTTGAGCAGATGCAGATACTAATGAGCTTGGTTTATCTTTTAATCTAGTACACCAGCTATGAATATATTTTGTATGATCTTCTCTTATATCTACGTTATACCCTAGATGATTGCACATCAAAGCACTACCTATCTCTGCTATTAATTCTTCTTGAGCTCTCATGTCTGTTGACTTGCTATAATCTGTAATTGTTTTTCTATTTAGTCTACTGCTATGACCTGTCCAATGTATAAGCTCATGACATAAGGTACTATAGTATTCATTGTACTTTTCTAATGCTGTACCTACAAAGTTATCTTGAGGTGGCATCTCAACTATGTGATTACCGTGATAACTGGCACACGTACCTAGCTTAACCTCTAATCTAAACTCTTTCTTTAGTTTGTTTAACCCAGTATGAAACTTCTCAGCTGATACTGATTCAGTCTTAGGCATGTCAGCATTGAAGTCATAGCCTTCTGTCTGCTCTATGTTAAACACATACTTGTGAGTAAAGAATGTCTTGCTTGTTTCTGTACCATCATCTTCTATTTTCTTTTTAAATATAGGTACTAGTATCTGCGTTCCATTTTTTCTTTGGTCGAACCTAATCTTCTTACTGTTGTTAACCCATTGATTCCAACCACCCCATGATGGGGCAGTATAACCCTTGGCTCTTGCTATTCTATACAACATAAAAATATTAAAGCCTTTATAGTATGTATCTGTTAAATAATTTTTTGGAAACGCAGAC